TCGCCCTATTGACGCGCCATTGATAAGACCGTTCCCGGATAAAGCAACCGGATAGTATTTGTCTGGATCTCCACCAACGGTGATTATTGATTCATGGATATGATCCCCTGCAGCCACCGATCCAGCCGCCACGCCGACGTTCTTGGTTGCTGCGTCACCGAGACTCAAATTATTACGAGCGGTCGGCTTATCCGTAAGGCCCGCCAGATTGCCCGACTTACTCAACATATTCGACAGTGCCGGCACTGTGACCGATTGGCCATCAGGGGCGAACAGAGAGACATTCCCAGAACCTGTCAGGATCTGCTGCCAACTGTCATATTGCCCCTGGGCATAGGCAAGTTGGGCCGAAATTTCACGCGACAGCGCCGGGATGGTGCTAGTGCGGGTAATGTCGATGGCATACGCCTGCCCGCTGGCTGTCGCGCCTGAGTAGGCGGTAACGAGATACAGCACAGTATCCGACTCGACATAATCGATCTCATATGGCTTGCCATCCGGACCATAGAAGGCATGCCCCTTGTCAGGTTTTAACGTTGTTGTTTTAAACAGCGTTCCGCTACCAACAACTTTCTTGGAAGCGTTGGTGACGCTTATCGTCCCTGCCCTGTACCAAAACCCTGCCATGATGCCCCCTTACCGACCTGTCGGGCCAGCAAACTGAGTGGCCTTGCGTTGTTCTTGATTGCTATCAACCGTGGTCTTGTCACCCAGTTGCTGCAGGAACGCCTGGTAATGCCCCTGTGACCGATTGGAGTTAGCGGCGTATTCAGAATCCTTCAGGAATGCCCGGTACATGATGAAGTCGATCAGTGGGTTGATGTAGATATCGTCCAGATCGGCGATAGCTGGTGTGTTGGTGTCTTCGACTTCGGCCAAGGTTTTACTTTGCGGGGCGACGGAATAGACCACATCGACCTTAACGGCAGCGGCAGGCCCCGGGTAGAGAAAGAATATTTTTGGGTCTCGCTCGTCATAAGTGAATGCGCTGACCTTGGTTGCAGTTGCGGATGTGTGCCACTCGGGATAGCTATCATCCAGTGCCTTACGCGGTACATAGCGGATCACGCTGCCGTTGAAATTGCGTACCACATCAATCAATCGCAGAGCATCAACCGGCAGGGCCTGCTTGGTCCCTGCCGCACATGAGAAATCTACATGCTTGGTATGAGCATCAGGGCGGACCAGAACGATAGCTTTGGCGGCATCGTTGTAGTAATTGAGCAGTTCTTGCTTCGGCCACCGAATGAAACCCGGATCATTCAGCAAGATATTGGCACGGTCGAGAATTGAAGCGACGCTTACTGTTGCCATGAGCAGGTCCTCTAAAAGAATTCCCGGCGGCGAACCGGGTTAATGAACACTTGGGTCTTCGGCTGAATGGCGTGCTCTTTTCGGAAGCGAAACGCTCTGCGCCAGCCCTCGGTGAACACCTGTTGATAGAAGCCAGCCCGTTTGGGGTCAGTCCAAGGCTTCTCGGGTTGTGCATAGAGAATTGCCGCGGCTCCGGCAGCTATGGCCTCGGCGTGGTCGCGGAATAGGACTTCTGGAAGCACTTCTGCGCCTTGTACTGGCTCGACTGCAAAGCCAATTCGCACATTCACCCAGGGAGTGATGACGCTGATATCGTTGCTGGATATCGGGTAGTAATCTCGGCCTGATTCAAGCGGGTTGCTATCAGCATCAGTCAGATACAGCAGGTTGCAGGACTTCATGCCTAGTTCATCGCAAACGGTGATCAACTCACCAGCATCAGCATTCGCAACAACCTTCTCTTGGCAAATCAGTTCGGATTGGCGGCAAAACTCGATTGCCGCCTCCCCGACCGCATCGAGCATCCATACATCCAGCGGCCCCGTGATATGGCGCCGGAGCACAGGCAGGAACGCACTCGGCTCGATGGTTACCATTACTCGGCATCCTTGGCGACAGCCACCTTGGCCTTGAGGGCATCACGGACACGCAGGCGGAAGTCTGGCACTGACTCTTGAGCGCCCTTCACCAACTCCAGATCCTCGCCTTCGCACAGGGTCTTGAGTTGAGGGCCGGTCATCTTGGCCAGATCACCGAACGGTTCGACAACCATGCTTTCCGATTCCAGGCGGGCGGCTTCTTCGGCGGCCAGTCGCGCCGCTTCTTCCTCGGCAGCTTTGGCTGCAGACTCTTGCTCACGCTTCACCTTCTCCAGCTCTGAGGCTTTGCGCCAAACAGCAGGGTATCGCAGCAAGCGCTGAGCAATTTCTGCCGGAGTGGGTACAGGCTCCATGCGCGGGAATACCAGGTCGGACAGCGTGACGGTGTCCTTCTTCACCGGCTTATCGCCGATGTAAATCAAGTCGATGGGTTCAGCCATGTTGGGCTCCAGATATAAGAAAGCCCGCTACGAGAGCGGGCCTTGATTGATGAACGTGTCAGCGAGCCTTACAGGTTGCCGACGTTCTCGTACTCGAGCTTGAACTTCACCGAGCCGGTGGCAGCAGCGCCGCCTACGGTCAGGGAGATTTCTTGCCCAGCACTGGTCACCACATCATCCACCGGGATCAGCGCATTCACAGCGGATGCCGTGGATTGTGCATTGACCAGAGTGGTGGTGCCGACTTTCAGGGTCAGCGTGGTGCTGGCACCCAAGGCGGCTGTAATGAGACGAACGCCAACAATCTTGATGTTCGGCTCAGCCTTGTCACCAAAGACAATCACATCGTTGGCAGGAGTAGCGGACAGAGTAGCCTTGAGGGTCGGAGAGATAGACAGGTTGCCAGCGTCTCCGACATACCAGCGCTTGCCGGTACGGTTCAAAGTGGTAGTAGCCATTGCATAATTCCTTCTTCAGGTAGCAAAAAGCCCGCCGAAGCGGGCCTTAACGATTACAGAGTGACTGCGGTATCCAGCGCCATGCAGCCATGATCTTGGACATAGCCGTTCTTCTGCTTGTAGCGCAGCTTGGCCAGGCCGTTCATCCAACTGATCACCAGTTCGGTGGCGTTCTTGTGGTCGGTCTGCTCTTCGTTCAGATTGAACGCGCCGCCCTCTTTGCCGCTACCGAAGGCGTTGGCCAAGGCTTGGGCACCGAGCAGGATCGCTCGGTCGATGGTGGTTGCTGCAGTTACCTGTGTTTCGGCGCCATCAGAAGAGTTAGCAGCACAGACGTTGACCGTAGACCCCTGATTGAAGCGGATCGGCATACCCTTGTACTGTTTGACCAAGATGTTGCGCCACATTGCGGATTGGCCACGGAACAGCGGGTGATTGAAGCCCTTACCCCGCTCAACAGCGGAAGCCAGCATAGCCTGCCAGTCTTTGCCGGTGCTCGAGGTGTAGAAGTTGCTCCACTGGCGAGGGGTGACCATCAGCAGATAAAGTGGTTCACCACCGGACGGATCCGCAACCATCTTGATCGGCTGGATGGGGTTGACCATCTCATCCAGATAAAGGGCCATATCATCGACACAACCAAGGTTGAAAACGTCCGCAGCATCCAGGCTGCCGAATGAGGTTGCGTCACCACCGAAGAAATGGCGCTCATAGGTCGGAGCCTTAACGGCGTTGACCATGATTTCAGCAAACTCTTCATCAGATGCCAGAGGAAGGATGATATCGGCAGCCATGTGATCGCCACGCGCACCAGCCAGGTGAGTGAAGCCGATCTGATCCAGCAGGCGACCGTAATAGCCATCAGAAAGCAGGGTTCGAGCAGTCGCTCGTAGATCGTGCTTAGTGCGCTTCTGGCTCATCTTGCCGCCAGCATCGACACCATGACGGGCTTGGTTGATCTTCAGCGAGAAGTCAGCGAAGGACAGGCTTTCCAAACGACCAGAAATCTTCTTGTCACCCATGGTCGGGCGGCCAGACAATTGATGGACGATCTGCATATCCACTTCATCACCCGCGTTTTTGGTCAGGTCGGTGACCCGAACAACAGGCGCGGTGTGAGAGGTTTGCTTACCGCCGCCGATAATCTTGGCGGTTTTAGGGGCTTCATCGGTCAACATGTTGATCAATGATTCGGAGCGTTGCGCTTCGGTAAACAGCGCAACCTGCATCAGCTTGTTAGCTTGGGCAGACGTAACTTGAGTCATGAGTCACCTCTTAATAATCGACTTGTGACAACAGTTCCTCGATCTGCGCTGAGGACATCGTGGCCATTCGGGCCATCAGTTCCTCCTGCGGCAGAGCTTCGAGGGCTTCGGCTGATAACCGGCCTGACGCCGGGCTAAAGCCGCCAATGTCACTGGGGGAATCGGGAATTCGTGGTTTGGCGGAAGGAGGTTCTTTTCCTGCTGGCTTATCTGGTTGCTCAGCTGCAGGAGCTGCATCACCGAACGCAGCGCGGGTGCGCTTGGCAGCTTCGGCAAAGCGCTCGCTTAGAGGCTTGTCCTTCCATGCAGGGTCAGATTTCAGATGTTCATCAACGGTGAC